TTGAAACAAGCAAGCGCGAGCCGATTGGCTTGGCTCGCCTTGCGCTATCGTCAAGAGATTAGAGAGCGTTTTGAATAACAAGTGAACCGCGCGCGCTCGCATTGTAAGCGCGTACGATCGTTGCTATGCACGAATTGTTAAACTTGTCACCGATAGCTTGTTTGGCAAGGTCTAGCAACGTTTCGTCCGGTACGTTCTTAAAATCGTCCGATGCTACATAATCGCGGAGCATGATGCCTTTTGTTTTGATAGGGTAAAGGAAAGAAAGTGTGTATTTGTTAACCTTGTGATTGTCGGCGATATTGTCGGCAATGTACGTCCGAATGATCATTGCTTTCACGTCGTCCGGCGCTTTGTTCCATAGGTCGTGAGCTGAACCGTCCTTGACGCTTCCTAGTGTGCTAGTGCGGGTTTTTGTCGGTGCGCTTGCTTGCATGGCCTTTACTGCATTGTAAAGTTCGATGCATTCTTGAACGGTCGCGCCTTCGAATGTTCCAAGCTCGTTGGTAATCTTTGCCATTGTATGGCCTCCTGTAGTTTGTTTGTTTCTATCCTAAGTAGAAACGACAGAAGCGAGTGTATTTGATACGACGGCTAGACCGCTCGCTTCTAGTGTACAGTTTATTCTGTTGACGTGGTATTGGATCGTTCTTTATACGTCCGGCGTCTAGGCCTATCGGCTCGCCCTTTACAATCCACGGCGCGGACGTTGACACGTCGTCCGCTTCCCTTCCTTTGTAGCGCACTTCGTTTGTCAAGTCTCTTGATTAGACGGATTAAGTGTCCACGTTCAACGTTCACCTTTATAGCTAGCTAGCTATATTAGATCGTTTGACCTTGTTAATCCCTTACCTTGACGCATTCCCGCGCGTTGAACGTCTGCCACGTTCCGGCCTTGGTATCGGCTTGATACGCTCTATTAATAACTTCTTAGATTGTAAGGGATAGAATGAATAGTGTCAACTGAATTAATGCAATATTGAAACAATAGCGCAGCGAGCCGAGACCGGACATTGTTGAGTGTTTTAGTAAGGTATAAAAGAGTCAGTATTCTTGTGCGTTATACTAAAAAAGTGTCAAGTTATACTCGGAAAAGTATAACGATTTTTTTTTTTAATTCTTTATTGTGCAAGCATTTGCTTTGTTTCGTTATACCAATTATACCAATTATACCTTTATTCTACTCTTTTTTTATTTTCGATTAAGGAAACGCACGTAAAAGAGAGATTTTCTAGCATATTGATGAAACAAACATTGGATGGTAAGGAACGGTACGAAAGCGTAAAGAACCGCACTATATGTCAAGGTTTGGTAGGGTTTTCCTATATATATATATATATATAATAACAAAATGATATTTATATATAATAAATAAAAAAAAAATAAAAAAAAAAGTAGAACAAAAAAAGGATAAAGGGAGAACGTCCCAACAACTAACACGTTCCATATACTATAGAAGACAATCGACAAAAAGCCCCGATTGCGACAAGCGAGCGCAACAAAGCCCCAAGAGCCGATAGTATAAATAGGGGCATAATAGGGGCATAATGACGTATAATTGAGACAACGGAATTAACTCGACAATGCAATTTTTTTTTTTACGCGTTTCCCAGGTACGCACACAATCCCAGGTTGCGATAGAAAAATAACAATGTCCAGTCACGGTATTAAATAATCATGCTGCGAATAATTCTTTATAACATGATTAGTTATTATTAACATGAAAGATTAAGTTACATGATTAATTTTTAATGTGATTAAGTTTTCTATACCTTATTGATTCGCTCAGGTACCCTCCCCCACCGGTTTCGCGTTTCACTTGCGGCCCCCGGGGGAAGTGACGTTACATGATTTTTTGCCCCTTGACAGTAAACAGTAAAGCGATTACTATTAACTCAGACCAAGGAGGTCCACATGAAAACGACCAATGCCCGTGCCATGAACCCGCGGAACCAGGCCGCAGCCGCAAAGCTCGACGCCTCGTACCGCATGGGCCAGTGCTGTGCCGTCTGCTGCTCCCGAGAGGGCGGGTACTGCGGCAAGCTCAAGTGCAACACACGACCGGCCTGGATCTGCGACCACTTCCGTCCCCTACCCGAGGGGTGCGTCTAATGGTAAACGACGACACCCAAGGCACCCCCGAGCGTCCCCCCCTGGGTTGTGGAGCAACGAATGAACCCGCGTCCAAAGAAGAACTCCTGAAACCGCTGCGCGATCTGGTCCTCGTCCAGCTCAACCCGACGAAGCAGTCCTCGAGCGGAATCCGCGAGGACGGCTCCACGTTCACCCTCTACTTGCCCGGTGCCGCCCAGCACGAGCAGCCCCTCGGGCGCGTGGTCGCGATCGGACCCGATGTCAACCTACCCGGCCTACGCCCCGGTCTCACCGTCCTCATCGACGAGTCTCGCGCCATCCGCGCCGGGGACGGCGCAATCCTCAAGGTCGGCAAGTCCGCGACCGGAAACACCCTCGGGCGCAACGGCCCTGGACGCGTGCTCGTCGGGCAAGCTGACGTCATCGCCATTATAGGAAAGGACTGACCCATGAAACGCATCGCCTTCGCCCTCCCGCTCTTGATAATCGTTCTCATCTCGGGCCACGCCCAACCAACCGCAGCGCTGCTCGCGGAGCGCGTCGAGTGGAACCTTTGCATGAACGAGTCCAATGGGCGCTGGACCACGACGGTGCGTTTCTACGGTTCGGTGGACGTCGTCTACTCCGATGGCGTCCCCCCCTGGATACGAGATCTGGTCACTAAACTGATCCCTCGGGTCAATGCCGTGATAAGTCCCGGGGCTACCTTGCAAAACGCCGTGGCGACCCCTTCACAGCGTCGCATCGAGGTTCTCTACGGACAAGCGGGATTCGACTTTCTCAAATCGAAAGGCTACATCGCTGGATCCGCTTCACAGTACCGCGGGTACAACTACTTCTGGTCCCGCTCCGGGGCTATCACCAACGGCTACATCTGGTTCGGTACGAACGCCACGCGCGGTACGGTCGCCCAAGAACTGACCCAAGTTCTCGGTGCCTGTGCCGACTGGCCCCAAGCTCCCGTAACGGCTCTCTGGCGCGACGACTGCCGCGTCGAATGGCTCGACGACGCCGAAGAGGGCGTTCTTTACTATCTTTACCATCGCCTCCGGGGCGGCGAGTCTCGGGACCAAGTGTACCGGGAAGTCTTCGTGATGGCGGGGGGTTGACAAATAACAAATCAAATGCTATTCTTTCAATCGACAGCGGGAGCTACTACCCCTGCCGAATAGTCGGTCAGAAAATCCTGGGGGGGGACGCCTGACTGCTTTCGGTATGTACGCTCCCAAGTCAGAACAACCGCTCCGAAAGGGGCGGTTTTCTTTTGCCCTTTTCCAGCTTGACAGTGTTAAGTTTGTATAATATACTTTCCCTCATGGCGTCCTATGTATCGCACGGATCGAACAAAGCTGACCAGAATACTCAGGTAGTTGAGGCCGACCCCGGTCAAGAGTGCCTTCCGGCCCCGGTATCGGTAGAGTCGGTTCCCGGCGCGATCGAGCAGTACGCGGACTTGCTCGAGTCAAGCGCCGTGGCGACCTTCTTCAGCGTCATGTCTTCGACCAAGGCGAGCGCTATGGAGCGGCTGGAAGCGGCTACCCGGGCGCTCAAGGCGGTCGGCAAAGAGAATCCCGCGGCGACAGCAGCCCCGATCGCGCCCCAGCTCACGCTTAATCTGATCGCCCCGGTACAGAGCGCATTCCGCGGCATCGCCGACATTGTCGATGTCCTTGATCGAACCAAGAGAGTAGGACCGAACGATGGCGTATGACCCCAAGACCGGCTTTTCACTCGACCACCTACCCCCTGCCAAGGACCAGCCGACGACGCTCGGCACCGTGAAGCGAAAGGAACCGAATGTCAATTCAGTGGCCCCCTCTCGAGATAAGCCCGCATCCGCTGGCGACGACGTTCGCACAGGAGCGTGATCCGCTTCTGGTGCTTCGTCAGGTAATCTCTGAGGTAGCCTCGGGGACGTTCCCGACTTCGAGCGAATCGTTCAGGCGCATCCTGGCCGACACGGGCCGCGTCTCGCTGTGGTTCTACCTTCGATTTATTTGTGGATCCGCGGGTCCTTACGAGAAGCTCAACGGCGATATTCATGTCGATATGTGCAACTACCGGCAGCGCTTGCTGAAGCCCGGTGTGAAGGGCGCTATTTTAGTTCCCAGGAGCACATACAAAACGACCATCTGCTCTCACGGAGCGAACTCGTGGGAACTGATCCGCAATCCTGACTTGACGATCGGTTGCACCTCCGAGGTCTACGATCGCGCTGAATCGTTCGTCAAGCAGACGATCTCGAACTTCGAGGAGAACGAGCTGCATAAATGGCTCTACCCGGAGTTCAAGAAGGCGAATCGAACTGGAGACGAGTTGATCCTCGAGAATCGGACTAAGCGCCGTGTCGAGCCGTCGTTGAAAGCTATCACCGCTGGTGGTGCGACCGCGGGTATCCACGTTGATCTGTTCAACTGCGACGACATCGTGGGCGAGGATATGCTCAACTCGGACCGCTCTGCTGGCGCTGATATGTATCGGATGTCGAACTGGCTCCACTCTAATCTCCGAACACTGGTCGTTTCATGGTCCCAATCGAGGGTGGTGACGGTCGGGACCAGATACGCCCTCGACGATCCGTACGAGCGCATCATGCAGAACTCCAAAGTGCAATACGGCTACTGGGACGAAGTTGATTACGCCCTCAATGAAGACGGCGATTGGGAGACCTACTACCGGCCCGCGGTCCAGGGCGGTGATACTTCGATCTTTCCCGAGGCCTATACGGTTGCTTCGCTCGCAGCGATGGCCGAGACCGATCCGTGGCTGAAAGCCACTCAGTACGACAATAACCCGCTCACCGCGGGCATAGCCGACTTTGCCGAGTACAAACCGGGCGAGGTGACGATGGAATACGACGAGGCCCGGAAAGACTACGAGCTGACCTTCGATGACGGTCAGCGCGTTATGCTCTCCCAGTGCGACGTTGTCTGCGGTGGTGACCCCTCGGGTGGCGGCAAGGCTCGCGGACCGAAATCGTCCAAGAACGCTGCCGCAGTCGTGGCGCGGACGAGCGAGGACCGCATCGCGATCATCGAGGCCCAATCGGGCTTCGTTGAACCGACCCGCTTCTACGACTGGCTCGCCGAGTACCAGGTCAAGTACGGAACCCAGCTCCGCGCTTCCTACGTCGAGGCCGTCGCGGGTTTCAAAGCGATGGTCAAACTGCTTCAGGTCGAGGCTCGGAAGCGCGACCTCCGACCGCCACTCCCGGTCGCAGCCCTCGGCGAGAAGGAGGGCACGATCCGTAGCGTTTTCCAGCCCTACCTGAACCGTAAGCGCCTCTTCATTCGTCGTGAGATCCGCGGCAAGGTCATGGAGGAACTGCGCGTGTTTCCCTCGTCTCGGATGGACCTTCTCGACGCGCTCAAGATCGCGATTTTCAAAACGCACAAACCCGAATCGAACGACCCGAACGATGACTTCGACGACGGTGATGACGATAACCCGCACTACTCGGAGAAGGCCTTGAAGCGTATGCGTGATAGGGCTAGGCTACAGGGTGTATCGAACGCAACTGGATACTAAGGAGCAGAACATGGCAGACATAGACGAAGTTGAGGTACAGACAGACGAGCCAGCTGGGACGACCGTCGCTGAAGGATCACTCGTATCACCGTACCTCGTGTCGGACGTTTTCACAAGCGATGATCAGCGGGCCGCATTCGTGTCGTACGTCTCGGACGAGATTCGCGATGTGCGCGACGGTCCCGAGCGCAAGGACAAGGAAGAAGAGTGGATGGAGTATCGGCGCATCCGCCGAGCCAAGAAAAAGAACGAGACCCGAAACGTACCGTGGACCAAGAGCGCCGCGGTCGAGTCTACGCTCGCAGCGCAGAAGGTCAACGCGATCTACGCGAAGGAAGTCGCAGCGTTTGCCGTCAAGAAACCCCCAGTACGAGTGACGCCCGGGAGTCCCTTGGAGGCCTCGAAGGCCGAGTCCCTCGAGAAGTACTTCACGCACATCAGCGACAACCGCTATGGCATGAATATGCCTGTTGTGCGCAACCAGATCTTCTTCGACCAGGTCTCACTCGGTGGCACGTTCGTCAAGGTGCCGTTCAAGATCGACCAGTGGTCGTTCAAGCGCACCGGACCGGACGGAACCGAGCAAGTGAACTACGTCAGGCACAACGGACCCGCTGCGATACCGCTCCGATTGGAGGACTTCTTCACCAGACCCTACTGGAAGGACATCCAGCGCGCTCCGTGGATCGCCGTCCGTTACCGTATGTTCGGTCACGAGGTCAGGCAGAAGATTGCCCTCCAATTCTTCAACCCCGAGTCCGAGTCGATCCTTGGAACCCCGGTCACGAAGTACGACGACTCGACCGAATCCAGTCTCGATGACGCCAGCGTTGGCTCACAGAGCCTCGGCAAGACCAAGGAAAACGACGAGTTCGAGATCTACGAAGTGAACGCCTTCTACGACGTAGACGGTGATGGCTACGCCGAAGACGTAATCGCTTGGATCGAACCCGAAACCGGAACGATCCTGCGCTCCGAGTTCAACCCGCTCTCGATTCGTGATATAGAGATGGTTCCATATATAGAGGACCCCGAGTCGCTCTATCCGATCGGTGTTCTGGATCTGATCTCTGACCTCCAAGAGGAAGCCACCTCGCTCAAGCGAATGCGTCTCGACGGCACGAAGCTCGCGATGCTCAAGATGTTCGTGACCTCGACCGGCAGCGGCATTGGACCCAACGAGGAGTTCGCTCCGTTCAAGCACTTCCAGGTTGATGATCCGGCCCGTGATTTCCGCACGATCGACTTCCCCGACATCGCTCCCTCGTGCCTCATGGGCGAGGAACTTGCCAAGCAGGAAGCTGATCGCGTCACGGGCGCGAACGACTACATGACCGGATTCAACGACAAGACGGTCGGCTCGGGCGCATCCGTGGGCGGAACGATGTTCCTTGCACAGCAGGGAAACTCGATCCTGAACTCGATCCTGTCTCGTGCCGAGCAAGCCGTGGGCAACATCTACATGATCGCGCTCTACCAGTCGATGGCAAACGCCGACAAGGTGGATCTGTCGTTCCTCGCCCTCGAGGACCAGGAGAATATGCGCGAGATTCTCTCGATGAAGGTCGAGGATATCCCGACGAAGTTCCGCTTCAAGGTAGAAACGACCGACATCACGAAGACCGACGAGGCCCAGAGGCAGAACATCATGGGGGCATCGCAGCTCTACTCGATGTACGGCCAGCAACTCATACAGCTGGCCCAGATGAGTCCCCAGTTGCAGGCCAAATTGCCCGAGATTACGCTCCAGTTGGCTTACGGGGCCACCGAACTGGTCGGAAATGCGATGGAAAAGATGGGAATCGTGAATATCGACACGCTTTTGCCGTTCATGGACGACATCGGGACGCAGCTTGACGCTATGGATCGCGTTCGTGGTGAGCAAGTACGACAGATGAAGGGAGTTCTGAATGAAACTGGGGCCATTGGAGGCGCGGGAGCTGGACTCCCGGGAGCAGCGCCGGGTGCAGGAGCTGTCGGACCGCAGGGCATGGCCCCGGTCGGCGGTGGAAACGCTCCTGGAGCTGGATTCTGAGACAATGGACGCAATACTGGCGGTGATCGGGGTCGAAGTTGACCTCGCTACCCGCCAGCTTGTCACGGGAGACGGGCAGTTGGAACTTCTCCAAGGCCGTGTCCGCTCCCTTTTTGACCTGTGGACCAAATTGAAGCAGGAATGGAAGTTTTTACATAAGAAGGAGGACTGAGAATGGATCCAAGAAAGATGTTTCATTACGCCCCGGACGACCGCGGTGGACCCGCGAATATCGTGGATGACACCTTACCGGATGAGTCAGAAATGACCCCCATCGAGAACGACGACGAGTACGATCTGGTCGAAGACGACCCCTCGAGAGGCCCGGCGAACCTGGCGGGCAAGTCCCAAGCCGAGATCATGGCCGAGGTGGCCCGTCTTGAAGCGGCGAATCGAGACTTGGGAGCCAAGGTGGACCCGACTACCCAGCTCGCACAGCAGTTCGCGTCGTTCCTTGATATGCAGAAGCCCAAAGCGGCTCCGATCGCCGAGGGCTACCGTCTTAAACAGGCAGCGATGCCCACCGATCCCCAGGCGCTCGAGCGCTTCAACAAGCGCCTTGCCGAGAAGTACCTCGACGACCCCGCTGGTGCTACCCGTGAGGTGATGAACGCCGAGATGGCCCCGGTTCTGATGCGCCTCGCCGAGAACATCGCCATGCAGTCCCGTGAACTGGTCCGACTCGACCCCGATACGAGCGACATCTACAAGAAGTACGCTGCCGAGATCGAGAACGACGTAGCCGAGGCATCCGCGCAAGACAAGCTCTCGAATCCCCGCATTTACCACTCCGCGGTCGAACGCGCTCGCGCCCGCCACTTCAATGAACTCGTAACTGAGACGACCACGGCCCAGCGTGAGGCAATCGCCACGGAGTACCTCAAGTCGCTCGGTCTCGATCTCGATGTGCTCAAGAAACAGGGTGCAAGGGCAGCTCCTGCGAGCGCTGCTTCGTCTACCCTCGCTACTCCAGGCGGGACCAGGCCAGGTGTCCCCCCCGGAGGTAAGAAGACAATCAACGTAACGCCCCAGCAGAAGGCCATGCTCACCGAACGGGCACTTGCCTTGGGCGTATCTGTGGGCGAACTGGCAGCATCCATGCGCGAGCGTGGACAGCTCTAATCTGACTGTTTCAATAAGGTAGGAGGAAATAATGGCACGAGGTGTAGCTGGAAGTCGCGCAAAAAGCGACAAAACTGAGGCAACAATTTCACTCGGAAGCAATTTTGTCAAGGCCGACAATCACATGAGTGACGCGGATATGATAAAATTGGACGCAGAGGGCAAGAGTTTGGTGTTCGAGGTGGGCGAGAGCTTCCCCGAGGTATCCGACGAAGCACTGCGGGCAATGAGTGCGGACAACCGGACTCGCTACTCACACGCTCGAGAGATTCACGCGTTGTGGTCCCCCGAGGCGAACGATTCGATCGATGGTATCGAGGTCGATCTTCAGCTCGTATCGAGTCCGACAGACAAGCTCAAGGTGACGGTGCCTAAGAATATGAAAGAGCGTTGGGTTAGACCGGAGAACATTCGTGATCGCCAGGCCAAGGGTTGGAAGATTGCCGGTTCTGAATCGAAGTCGTTTATCGGTGCTACAGGCGGCGTTCATAAGATCGGCAGGATTGGTCAGGACGAGCTTGTTTTGATGATTCGTGATAAGGCCGATTTCACCGCAGCACAGATGAAGAAAGCGGCTGAGAACTCGAAGCGGGCTGGTTTCGCAGCGGCTTCCCGGGTTGTTTCAGGTGAAGCTGCCCAAGCGGGCTTGCAGGATTATAATGAATCCAAGGATGGTCAGAAACGTCCTTGGAAAGATCTGGCGGTAGACGCCGGAGAGGAGTAGAACTATGGCTTGGAATCTTTTCAAAGGCGGGGACGTAGCGACCGTGAAAACGGAGCGCTTCCTTTCAACCGCCGCGATTGCTGCCAACACTCCTGTGTTTTTGGCACCGGGAGCTTCCGGTGTGGGCCTTGGTAAGGTCACTACACAGGTGGGTGTTTCCAGCTCCGCAGTACCGATCTACGGTATTTCGGCTCACGCAACCACAGCGGCTGATCAAGAAATCCTGGTCATCCCTCTCGAGAAGGACCAGGTATGGGTGGTTGATTCCGTAGCGGATACGAACGCTACGTCGATCTCACTCGACAACTATCTGGCCGCGACCTCACTTCTGCTTACTGTCGGTGCCAGCACCGCGCAGGGCAAGAAGTGCCACATCATCGGAGTTCTCGGAGCTACAGGAGATCGCAAGTATCTCGTCAAGCCCGCGAACCTGAACGTCTAAGGGAAGGAGAACTAAACTATGGGTGCGCCTATGAACAGAGGAGCCTTCCCCCTTCAGAGTGATCGCGAGATCGCAAAGATGGTGATGAAGAGCTACATGGAAGAGCCGACCTTCTACGACAAGGTCGCCAAGATTTCAGATTTCCCGGCTGGCCGCTACTACAGCGAAGCCGAGATCTCAGGCCTTGGTCAGCTTCGGGCAATGGGTGAAGGCGAGGCGATCAGCTTCGATGTACCCGCGGAAGGTCACAAGAAGACCATCTCGACGATCAAGTTCGGTCTGGGTTTCCAGCACACGGACGAGATGAAAACCGACGAGTTATTCAACATGGTGTCCAAGATCGCCCCGACGATGGCGAAGAGCGCCGCGTACTGCCGCGAGCAGCACTTCTGGAACCTGTTCAACAACGGTTTCACCACGGAGACTGCCTGGGACGGTGTGACTGTATTCGGTACGCACACCACGATGAAGTCCGGTGAGACTCTTGACAACGCGGGATCTGGTGACCTGTCGGACACCACGCTGAAAGCGGCTTTCGACTACTTCCTTGCTATGAAGCAGGAAGACGGTATGCCGATGTTCATCGATCCGGATCTGCTCATCATCCCGAATCAACTTCGCTACATTGCCAATGACCTCCTGAAGGCCACTGGTCGTGTGTTCGATTCTCCTACGACCACCTCGGCCAACAGCGAGAAGCACAACATGAACTCCCTCAACCCCACGTTCAACGTGGTTCCGAAGTGGGATTACATGGCGAATCGCTACCTGACCGATGATGACACTTGGTTCCTCGTCTCGAAAGAGTACGCTGACGCCAGGTTCTACTGGAAGAAGAAACCGGCTGTTTCCTCCAGCAACGACTTTGCCACCGACAACACCCTGTACAAGCTGCTGATGCGCTTTGCCACCAGCGTCTTCGATTACAAGGGTATGTACGGCAGCGTCGGAGCGTAATCGGACGTTCGTGAGGGAATCAATTTTCCCCCACTCGCTTGAACAAGGCAGTCCCATTGCGGGACTGCCTTTTTATTGCTAGACTGCTTGTATGGCACAGAGAAGGCTTGAGCAAGTAACACGGATAACGAGACTCATCACGGGTGATTCGCTCACCGAGTATGCTTGGAGACCGGCGAGCGAGACTGAGGGCGATCCAGTCGTTATCGTGTGGACCCCGACTGAGATTGCTCCGACTGACTTCGTTCCTTGGACGATGAACAGTTCATTTTACGGGACGAACAAGGCCGCGGGTGTTGGCCGCTGGGCTGTGTGCCCCACTTGTCAAGAAGAGTTCCCGATCAGTGAGATGGTTCTTGTGAGTGGCCGTTACTACTGCACCAAGAACGGGGATGCGAAGGAGAAGCAAAGTGACTCTTGAAGCAATAGTCGCTGAAATATACAGCGCAGCAGGTGAGCCACCGGATCTCGAATATCGCGATCCCGGTACGCTGGCAGTCATACCGACAAGCGCGAACTGGATCTCGCTGGTCAGTTTGGTAAACGAGGCCCAGTCCGCGATCGCAACCTGGGTTCATCAAGACGGTCGTCGAATGCGGATGCGTCTAACCGAAGAGGTTGCTCGGTTGCGCACCTTGCGCGAGACACGGACTGTTGCTGGCTTGGTCGGCTCAGTGCTGACCCTGACGACAAGTTCCGGTCTTCGCGACTACTACCGAAACTGGCTCTTGACCGACGCGGCTGGTAACACCGCGCTCGTGTTCATGTCCTACGACGGCGGAGCTGGCGACGTATTGATGCTCTCGGACTACACCGGGACACTCGTAGCGGGCGCAACGGTGACGCTATCAAAGCGCGCGTACATGTTCGGCGATGTATCGACCGATCTTCCCCCCTACGATGACGGTTACATCTGGGCCGACTACTCGTACGGCAGACCGCTGGAGATCGTTGGAGTGTTCGCCACGGATGGTTCCGAATTGAGCCTCGCCCTCGAGCAGGACAAGAAACCAGTCGTTAGCGCTACCGCAGGACAACCGACCGAGTACGCGAAGACTCAGCTCGGTCTTCGATTCGACACTTACCCCGATGCGACGTACGAATACTTCGTTCGTTTCATGCGCTTGCCGAGGCCACTCGGTGTGCTTGATTCGCTCGTTGAACCCGAGATCCCCCAGCAGTTCCACCGATCACTCGCGCTTTATGGCCTCTGGTGGCTCTTCATGAAATCCCAGGAAGTGGATAAGGCCTACGCAGTGAGGCGCAACTTCGAGGATATGCTCAAGCGAACCCAGACTGAATACGACTTGCAGGATCGGACCCAGCGTGGTCAGATAACCCTCGTCGGAGAGGACACATAAGATGATAGACTGGAAAACTACGACCTTCGAGGCGAATCCCATAGCGACCGATCTCGTCGGTCAAACGTACGCTTTTATCCAGACCACTCGAGTTGCAGTCGGCGAGCGTCTCCGCGTCGAGCACGACATGGACGACTCGCATGGAACGAGCGGACAGGGTGTTCACACGATGGGGTCTGCCAGGGCGTTCATTGTGGATGCCGCTACGGCGTCCCCCCCAGCGAGTCCTGCCCTCCCGGTGTATGTGCTCGCTGATGGTCCGACCAAGGGACGCATAGCGTTCAAGCGGATCGACGAGACGCTCGATGGCGCACCGAAGACCTTCTACAAGGTCTTTTTCTTCTATAAGGACGGAACTGCTTCACCGATCGATGCATGGGTGGAGCCGTCGTATATGCACTTGGGAGATGTGGACGACACGGCATACGGACTGAAGACGTTCTTCAAGTGGCCGGTGGTCAGTGATATTACGGGTATCGCCGAGAACGATCCGTATGCGGGGCATTCAGATTCGACGCTAGTTCCGGTTGCAGCGGTAAAACGAGCTTTACTGGATCAAGTTGCAGCGCTACAAGATGCGATTATACCAGTTGGGTTTTTGTATGTGCAATACCCAGGCTTTGGTGCTCCGACTGCTTTATGGCCTTGGGCAACCTGGTCATCTACGGAGACAGCTTCGGCCTTTGCGGGAGCTTTCTTTCGTGCTGAAGGGACTGGGGCGCTTGCTTTTGGTGGTGGTCTACAGGCACAGCAGTTGCTTTCCCACAAGCATGATATAGTTTATGGTAACGTGGACGCGAATAGTATCACAGACGCTAAGGCTGATGCTGGTACAGTTCCCTTTGACGACTTGTTTGCTGATGATCATGTCCTATATAATCTTCCGACTTCAACAGAGCTTTTCCCCGAGGTCAGTTCAGTCGAAAACCGTCCGAAAAACTACACCATCCGCATCTGGAAAAGGACGGCATAATGGCTGGAATAGACATCTTCCGTGGCAACGACAAGCAACTTACCGAGGGGGCGATCAATACGACCGCCCGCCCTGGTGCAGTGGATCCTCGTGCCCAGCAGATAGATGTCTTTCCGCTCGATGCGTTTGAGTTCGATGATCCGAAGCGGACGGCAAAC